AGCAAACTGAGCTGCTACGAAATGCGTTGTAGCATCGGAATACGTCTGTTCCGACAAGAGCTCAGCGAATTCCAGGGCTTTATCATAGCGAGAGGACCTAAAGTAGGTACTCAAGCGATGAACAAAGTCATGGTCTTCATGGTGCCTAAACAACTCGGTCATGACTCTTTTATAAAGTACGAAAGAGTCACTCCGTAGGCGTTGCTGCAACTGGTGCAGTTTACGACCCTCTTTAGGTTTCATAACGATTCCTAAAAGTTAACGCTCGTAACGAGCGAAATGAAACGACGCCTAGTAATCTAGGCCAAGTCTAGAGCCCCTAACTCCATCACTGGAGAAAGAGGGTGAAGAGACGGGCAAGCATTTCGTCCCAGATTGGATCCGGGAGTAGTGCTTTCCCGACAAGAATCGCCATCATGACAACGATTGAAACCGTTGACATTAGAACGATACTTGTTGGCTCTTCACATGAGACTTGAACGAAGCCGATGCAAGAAAGGCTCCGAAGTCGTTGAGGAGAGTATCCACATCAGCCGATGCATAGCCAACGGGAACCGCCACCAAGATCCTGATGATCGCATCCCCTGTCGGGGTGAGAGCACCAGTCAAGGTGAGGGTCCGAGTCAGTTTCGCTTCGGTGCGTGCCAAACCGGAGAATGTGGTCGTCGGCTTGGGAGCCGTCCGACTCAAACTCGCGTCGTCTTTAACGGAAACGGTTTTACCCGTCCCGATATAGCCGACCTGATCCTTTTGAAAGGAATCAGCGGTAAAGGTTTTCGCATTGATGGTGAGTGACATAAGGTTAATCCCTTAGAAAGACGCCAAATGAATGGCTGAAACCCTCGTAAAGAGGGAGACACCAGTAATCACTGGTGGGTTTTAATGAGCTTTTAACGGCTCATTAAGATATCAAGACGCTGCGCGGCGAGAGCCAACGCATCGGCAATCCGTAGGGCTTTATCAAATCTAAAATCAGATCTGATTATAAGCCCGGGAGCGCCGAGTCTTGACCGACTCTTAGACTCTAAAGTCGAGGAAATACTCCCCGACACCGGTCTCGTGATTGAATAGGCGTTGTTGACGTTGGCCGTTGGGCCAGCGCCATACACCGTCTTATTCACTCTGAGAATCGTGAGGCTATCGTCTAGGCACTTTAGGCCAGGAACAGGCGTTAATGACCGGATAAAATCTCCGACATTAACGAACCAATCGGCTACAAAGGAGTAAGGAACCAGTTCCCATGGAAGAGATGTTAATCCCTTCGCTGAGAACCCAATGTTGTTTGCAACACTGAAAGTTCCTTCATCAAGAGTACGGGCTCGAACAGTCACTTCGTCAGTAGTTATCTGATTGATAGTGACACGCGCGATACCATACGTTCCTTGAACAGAACTAGCCGTGACCCTCCGTATTGTTTGGGAGGCACGAGTAGTGAATCTCCTTTCACCGACCTGTTTCTTAAGTCCTTCGAGAATCCCCTCTATATCATTCACCATGGGACGAATCCCCCAGCGATAGATACTCCACGCATCAGCGGTTGATCTAGCCGCTTTACTAGCAAAGCTTTTCTTAGGGTCACTTAAGACCTTAAAAATCTGCTTTGTAGGATGTGTGAGGAGATCGATTGCCTGTCGGTATTCCGCAACAGATTCGAACAAGTTATTGTCCGAATTGCCACGGTCACCTAAGACCTTCGTGGTAACTTCTTTAACCAAATCGTTTATATCCGGACTGGATATAAGCGGAATGGGCGAAAGAGGTGAAAAGGAAATATTAGCGGCATTCATATACTTAATCAGCCAAGGCCCG